TACATCATGGCGACGGATTCGTGGGGGTACTCCCGCGACGTGCGCTGTGAAGTGCTGGCCGGAAAGGTGATCAAACGCCTGCTGTCGTCGGATGCCACCGGAGGCATGGGGGCTGAACGCATGGCTGCTGATGTGCGGGCAGACAACATTTACTCCGCCAGCCTCGACGGGCTGGGTGTCACCATGTGGGCGGTGACGTGGGAGCAGGAATTTCGGCTGGATGAAGAGATTGATCTCGCCGCGCTCCCGGACTTCCTGCGCCTCGGGGCAACGCTGCGTAGCGGTGAACACACTGAAATTAACGACGTGATCCATGTACGGGGTGACGATGGAACAGAAACTGATTAAGCCAGCGCGGGAAAACGTCCGTGTCCGTAAACCGGATGGCGCGCATTTATCCCCGGAAGGGGAACGTCTCGACGTCTGCGCTTACTGGCTGCGCCGTGAAGCCGAGGGAGATGTGGAAATAACCGCGCTTCCGAAAAATAGCAACAAAAACAGAGGGAAAAAATAATGTCGCTGGGTTCAATTCCTGATGATATCCGCGTCCCGCTTGTCTGGATCGATATCGACAATTCACAGGTGCTGGATGGTGCATCCGCGCAAAGCCGAAAAATTCTGGTCATGGGCCATGCGGTATCGTCCGGCAGCGCAGACGCCCTGTCACTGACCCGCATCACCAGTGACAGCCAGGCAGACCAGCTTTATGGCAAAGGGTCGATGCTGGCTGAAATGCTCAAAATGCTGCGTCGTGCCAACACGTACACGGAAACCTGGGCTATGCCGGTTGCCGCGCCTGAAGGCGCTGCCGCAAAAGCCACGCTGACCGTGCTGGGTACAGCGACTGAAGCCGGAACGGTGGCACTGCTGATTAACGGTGTGTCCGTTCAGGTGAGCGTGAGCGCCGGGGCTACGAAGGAAAACATTGCAAAAGCCATTGCTGATGCGGTGACGAAAAAGCCTGCCACGCAGGTGGCCGCTGCGGTGAAGGATGATGCCACGGATACCGTGGAGCTGACCGTGAACTGGCACGGCGTCACCGGCAACGGTGCCGACGTTCGCCTGAACTACTACACCGGTGAAGCCTTCCCGGCTGGTGTGAAGGTGACCGCTACTGCGTTTACCGGCGGCACCGGGACACCGGAAATGGCGGATGCCGTTGCGGCCATCGGCCCGGAGTGGTTTACCGATATCATCGCCCCGTTCACCGACACGAAAAGCCTGAACACCCTGCGTGATGAACTGCTGAACCGCTGGGGGCCGCTCAAAATGATGGAGGCGCAGCTGTGGACGGCGTTTCGTGGCACGCACGGCGAGACAGGCACGTTTGGTGAAACCCGCAATGACTGGCTGATTAGCTGTATTGGCACCAACCTGTCACCGCACCCGGCGTGGATGTGGGCCGCGTCATACGGCGCAACGGCAGCGTATCACCTTTGCCATTGACCCGGCGCGTCCGCTTCAGACGCTGGTCCTGACCGGCATTCTGCCGCCTGCGCGTAATGTTCGCTGGGATATGCCGGAACGTAACCTGCTGCTGCATGACGGCATTGCCACACACATGGTGGACGCCGGGGATAACGTCTGCATCGAGCGTGAAATCACCATGTACCGGGTTAATCAGTACGGTGATGCGGATGTGTCGTACCTTGATGTGCAGTCACCCGCCACGCTGGGCCGTATCCGTTACATCATCAAAAATCGTTTCACGAACCGTTATCCGCGCCATAAGCTGGCGGACGATGACGTGCTGGACTCACTGGATGCCGGTCAGCCGGTGATGACGCCGAAGCTGTGCACCGCAGAGCTGCTGGATATCTGCCAGACCGAACTTATTCCTGCGGGCCTTGTGGAGAACTTCAGCGATTACAAGGACACGCTTCAGGTGACACGCGACAGCAGCGATAAAAACCGTCTGAACTTTATCTGCCACCCGAATCTGGTGAACCAGCTGCGTGTGCTGGCAGGCCTGATTCAGTTCAAACTTTAAGGGGGCCGCATGGCAAAAATTCTTGGCATGGCGACCATTCGCGTGAATGGCCGCGAAATTAAAACCGAGGGGAAATCCACGCTGAATCCGGGCGGCTTCAGTCGCACCCAGCATATGGGCGGCGGCAAGGTCTGGGGCATCTCCAGCAAGATGGCCTCGCCGTCCATCAAGGTGACCATTGCGGCGGCAGCGGATATGGACGTGATTGAAATCAGCAGCTGGGAAGACGTCACGGTGATGTTCTACGGCGACAATGGCCTGAACTACATGATGACGGGTTCCGCCACGGATAACCCGGCGGAGCTGGACGAGGATTCCGGCACCATCAGTGCCAACTTTATCGGTGAAAAATGCGTGAAGGTGTGACATGGCTGAAATGACATTTGAACTGAAACACGGGCTTCTGACCGGCAAAGGCACGGCAGATGAAACCCTGCATAAAACCGTGAAACTGCGCGAACTGACCGCCAGCGACGTGATTGATGCACAACTGGCCGCAGAACGCGTCGTCATGGGCGGGAACGGAAAGGCGGTGGCCTACTGCTCGGAAGTGCTGATGGGGCTGGAGATGATGCGCCGTCAGGTTGCGGCCATCGGCAGCATTCCCGGCCCGCTGGACATGAAACAGCTGCGAATGCTCCACCCGGCAGACCTTGAGCTTATCAGCACGAAAGCCGCTGCGCTGGATGACATGCTTGAGGAGGTGGCAACGCGGGGGCGACCTGATGCCGCTGGCGGCGGCACTGATGAACCTGCTGGTTAACCTGTCCCAGCGATTCAGCATTCAGTACCTGGAACAGCTGCCCCTGCGGCAGCTGTTCCGCCTGATAAAGCAACTGGAGAAACAGCATGGCAACAGGTAACCGTCTCAGCACGGAAATCATGATCAACCTTGCCGGGAACCTGACCGCCAAAGCCCGGCAGTACGGCGCAAATATGTCGCAGTTCGCCCGGAACCATCAGAAGGCCATGCGCCTTGTCAAAGCCACAACGGAGGCCGCAGGACGCGGCCTTGATACGCTGGGCAACCGCTACACGGCAATGATAGCCGGGCTTGGCAGTAGCCTAACCATCAAACAGGTTGCCGATTTTGATGCGCAGATGCGCCGGATGGGTACGGATGCCCAGTTAACCACTGAACAGGTAAAGACGCTTCACGACAAAATCAGGGATGTATCGAACCAGAAAGATATTCGTATTGATGCCTCTGCGCTTGGTCAGGGGGCCAGCGAACTTCTGGGGAAAACCGGTGATTATCAGTATGTGGTGGACAACCTCCGCAACATGGGGTTGATGATGCAGGCGTTCGGTGTTGACGGACAGGTTGCAGCCGGGCTGATGGCGCAGTTCTGGGAAAAAAACGTCCGGGGCGCTGATGCGGTCAGTAACATGATGGACAGGCTGTATTCGCAGTTCGCAGTGGGGTCTGTCAGCGTTGCCGATGTTGCCCGCGCAGCTCCGAAACTGTTTTCCATCATTCAGGATCAGGGACCGGAAGCCATTGCCCAGATGGGGGCATTTGCTCAGGTGTTCGCCAAAAACAAAGGCAGCATTGATGAGACGGTAACCAGTATTCAGGCCATGTATGCCTCCCTGTCGGACAAAAAGAACATCGAGTTCCTGAAAAAAAACGGCGTTGATGTTTTTGTCAAAGGCACAAAAGACATCAAAAAGCCCTATGAACTGATGATGGAAATCCTTAAACGGGCCAAATACGACCCGCTGAAACTTCAGGATGTGTTTGATCAGACCGGGATGCAGGGGATTAAGGCGCTGCTTAACCCTGAAAACCGGCAACTGATGGAACAAATGATTTACGGCACGATTGATCTGGGTTCCACGCAAAAGGCCGCACAGACCAATGCCGAAGGCTTTAATGCTGCAATGCAATCACTGAATAACGAATGGCAACGTTTTGCTGAAGGGCAACTGGCAAAGCCCGTTCAGGACCTGGCGGATGCGCTCAACAGCGTGGACCAGGATACCGTCCAGAACTGGTTGCAGGTGGGTAAATATATAGCGATTGCGCTGGGTGGCATTATCGCCATCAGAAAGACGTATCAGTTCGGTAAAACCATCCACGACATCATGAATCCCAAAGGGAAAGGCAAAGGGATTCCCGGTGGCATTACGGATGTTTTCGGCTCCGGTGTGATGCCGGTTTATGTGGTTAATATGGGCAGTGGCGGGATGAATGGTAATACCGGCGGTCTGCCGGATACACCGGATTCATCGCGCAATCCCCGTAACCCACGCAATCCTCGGGGTCCGGGTAACCGTGGAGGAAAGGCAGGTAAAGGCGCTGGCATCATTACCGGTGCTCTGGAGTTTTACGATTTTCTGACCACGCAATACGCCCTGCCGGGTGAGGTTGACAGCCTTACAAAATCCGTTGCCGGTGATGCCAGCGCCAGCCCGTGGGAGCGCGAGTTCGCGCAACAGAGTCAGGACAATCAGAAAGCGCTCGAGTCCGTCTGGCGTAAGGTAACGGACTGGTTCAACTCGCTGGGTGACAAGAACATTGCCGACCCGCGACCGTGGGCAGGTATGCAACCCACACAGAATTATCCTTTCCTTCCGCAGCAATTGCAGGGGGAGATCCGTGTGGTGGTGGAAGGTGACGCCCGCGTGAAAAGCGTCAGAGTGGATCAACCCGGCGTCAGACTCAGTGCGCAGGCTGGCGTCACCAGCGTGGAGCAAGGGTAATGACAACAGGCAAAGGCAAATGGGACGGACTGCGCGACGCCTCGTTTCGCGGTGTCCCCTTCTTTCTGGTGGATACGGAAGGCACCGGTGGCCGCAGGGCTATTCCCCGCGCGTATCCCCGGCGTGAAACCGCCTGGACGGATGATAACGGGGCCGTTCCCGGTCAACAGCAGATTAACGCAAAGCTGCCAGGTAAAAACTTCCAGGATGATTTAAACGCCCTTTTAGACGCGCTCAATACCCCCGGCCCCGGCGAGCTTATCCACCCGTGGTTCGGGATACAGACCGTACAGGTTGGCAAGGTCACCCATCGCCTCAGCACGGAGGAAGACGGCATTGCGTATGTCACTTTTGAAGTGTTTGAGGCAGGCGAGCGCCTGTTCCCGTCTGCGGCGGATAACACGCAGCAGGAAGTACTGACGGGTATTGATGCGGTAAAAGCGGCCATTGACGATGGCGACTGGTTCGGCGCACTCGACGGGCTGGGTGAGATGGCCGACAGCTTTCTGGCTGATATGGAAAACCTTGTGGCTAACCTGCCCACGTTACCGGCAGCACTGAATCAGTGGATGGACAGGCTGAACCATTTTAAGGAGATGGCCGGAACCATCATTGCCACACCGGGGCGTCTGGTCAGTGAGCTGTCCTCGTTCATCGACGGCGTGGTTGATCTGGTGACGGAACCACCCGAAGCACTGGCGGTTTACACGACATTACGCAACCAGTGGGCCGGAGAACGCGCCCGACAGGTTGCCACCGGCGCACTGCCGGAAGATATCACCGTGAAGCCAGGCAGCGTGGCAGACGGCGAAATTGGCTTTGCTATCGGGCTGTCACCGGATTATCAGCCGGTATCTGTCAGTCTGCAGAAGAACATTGACGACTTCCGCCAGGTGGTTGTGCTGGAAACCCTGCTGGGACAGGCAAATGCCGTGGCCTCGATGACGTTCGATACCAGTGATGCGGCCTTATCTGCCGGTGACACGCTGGCGGCTGAACTGCATGAGCAGGCGGTGGCAGCGGTGGAAAATAACCAGCGGGCATTGTGGCGAACGCTGCGCGATTTACGGCAGGCCGTGATTACGGATGCCCGCGAGCGTGCCGCCCGTCTGCCGGAAACCCGGCAGGTGACGCTGACCACAACCACATCTGCCGCATTGCTGGCATGGCGCGAGCATGGGGATACAAGCCGACGGGATGAAATCGTGCAGCGTAACCGCCTGCGCCATCCGTCATTCATCCTGCCAACGCAACCAGTGGAGATTACCGACTGATGGAATCCGTGATTCTTACCGTTGACGGCAAATTGTGGGAAGGCTGGACGGAAATGTCCGTCAGCCGTTCCCTGAAGGCGATTGCCGGTGAGTTTGATCTCAGTGTGACAACCCGCTGGTCAGCGGCGGCACCGCGCGTGATACGTGAGGGGCAACCCTGCACGGTCAGGCTGGGTGCGGATACCGTGCTGACAGGGTATATCGATGATTTTATCCCCAGCTATGACGCAGATAACGTGGAGATTCGCGTCATGGGGCGCGACAAAACCGGCGACCTGGTGGACTGCTCTGTGGTGCATTCATCCGGGAAATGGAAAGGCGTGCGGCTGGAACAGGTAGCGGCTGATGTCTGCCGCCCGTTCGGGATAGCCGTCATCACGGAAACCCCGACCGGGGAGGCGTTTGCGTCCGTTGTTCTGGAACAGGGTGAAACGGGCTTTGAACTGCTCGACCGGCTGGCAAAACAGCGCGGCGTTCTGCTGACGTCTGACGGCGCAGGTAACCTGATTATCACCCGCGCCTCTTCCGTTCGCGCGGGTGTGTCACTGGTGCTGGGGAAAAATATCCTCGCCGCCCGTGGGCGCTTCAGCTGGCGGGAGCGTAACAGCCAGTACATCATCAAGGGCACCACCAGTGCCGGTGGCAAACTGTGGGACAGCCAGCCTGCCTCGATGGTGGGTGGTCGCCAGTACATCACCGAAGACCCGGAAATTAACCGTTACCGCCCGCGCATTCTGGTCAATGAAGACAGCCTGACCGTGGGCGGGGCCAGCATTCGCGGGGAATGGTACAAAGCCCGGATGCTGGGGGAATCCCGCACGACGGAAATCACGGTGGCAGGCTGGCGCGAACAGGGCGACAGCGGCCCGCTGTGGCAGACCAATCGCCTTGTCGATATCGACGACAGCATTCAGAACCTGAAAACCACCTGGCTGATATCCGGGGTGACCTGGACGGATGGCGCACAGGGGCGGATGACGGTTCTGGCGCTGGTTCCGCCTGAATCACTGGATATGCCGGAAATGAAAGCGAAGACGAAGAAAACAAAGGCGGTGGCCACATGGGATTAAACGCAATTGCCCGCCGTCTGCGGCTGCTGGTTGACCGTGCCGTTGTGCGCATGGTGTCTGACAGTCTGGAGCGGCAGAACCTGCAAATCCAGACGCTGGCTGATGCCACCGACGACGACGTGGAACGCTTCCAGAACTACGGGTTTACTTCCGTTCCGCCGGAAGGTTCTGAAGCCATCGTGCTGGCCGTGGGCGGACGGCGTGACGGGCTGGTTGCCATCGCGGTGGAGGACAAGCGATGTCGCCCGAAAGGCCTGTCCCCCGGTGATGTCCGGCTGTATCACCAGGACGGTAAATCGCATATCACGTTAAAGAAAGGCGGAATTATTGAAATCACAGGAGAACAATTAAACGTTTCAGGGAAAACGGTAAATCTCACCGCCGACGAATTGCTGAATATTATCGGTAAACAAATGAAATTCGTCGGTCCCTGTGAATTTACTGCAGATGCCACAATCAACGGTAAATCTTTCATCAAACACATTCATAAGGACGGCGACAATGAGAAGACATCACCGCCCATATGACGACCGGAATCCGCTGGAATAATACTCTCTCACGGGGTGACATCACCGTCACCCATAACGGCCTCTCACTGGATGAGGGGCTGGTCACTCAGGTTCTTATCTGCCTTTTCACTGATGCCCGTGCTGATGACGATGATGTCATTCCAGATGGTTCCGGCGACCCGCGCGGCTGGCCGGGCGACACGTACAGCGATTTTTCGTGGGGTTCCCGCCTGTGGCTGCTTGAGCGCGAAAAACTGACGGAAGATGTCCGCCTGCGCGTGGAGGATTACGCGCGACTGTCCATGCAACCGCTGCTGCGGGCCGGTTACGCCCGTAACGCCACCGTCACGGCCAGAATCATCGTCCCTGACCGTATTGCCTTTCAGGTGGTGTTAACCCGCCCGGACAAAACCACGCTCACAATCGAAATCACCCGCCGATGGGAGGCCACCATTAATGCCGTATGAAATCCCCTCGCTGGGCAAACTGATTGCCGACGGCGAAAAAGATATTGCGTATGAACTCGGTCTGCAAAAGCTGCCGCCTGTCAGTGTTGAGCAGGCGCTGAACGTGTCGTTCAGCAGTCAGGTCCGGGATTTATACGACCATCAGAGCTGGATTAAGGACCAGATAATCCCGTCCACCGCATCTGATGATGAAACCATTATCAAAACAGCAACGTATGAAGGGGTTATCCGCAAGCAGGCAACCTTTGCCAGCGGGCCGGTGACCTTCACCAGTCAGTCCCCCATTCCGGCAGAAACCCGGATGCAGTCCGACACGAATCAGGTGTATCAGGTACTCACATCCGGCGAGGTACAGGACGGCGAGGTCACCGTCATCGTGCAGGCTGAAGAAGCCGGTGTGGCGGGCAATCTTGCTGCCGGTGCCGTGCTCACTCTGTTGTCCCCGCTACCCGGAACGGGCAGCACCGGCGCGGTGACTGAAAGTGGCATCACCGGTGGCGCAGACATCGAATCCATCGCAGAGCTGCTGGACCGTCTGCTGTATGTGCGCCGCAATCCCCCGGTGGGCGGTGCACTGCATGATTACGTCATCTGGGCGCGTGAAGTGCCGGGTGTCAGCCGCGCGTGGGCATGGGATGCGTGGCACGGCCCCGGCACGGTCGGGCTGGCATGGCTTTATGATGACCGTGAAGACATTATCCCCACACGGGACGACCTGAAGACAATGGAGCAGTATCTGTTCTGCCACAAACACCCTGCCACCGGCGTGATGGTGGGCAAACCGGGCGGCATCGAGGTCTGGCCGGTGCAGGTCAGGCTGAAGAAGCTCGACCTGTCCATCCGTCTGACACCGGACAGCCAGGCGAACAGGAACGCCGTCCGGGCAAACCTGACCGCATTGCAGAAAACGCTGGCCCCCGGTCAGATGCTGCCGGTGTCCTCGCTGCGCACGGCCATCGGTATGACGTCCGGTATCACGGATTACTTCCTCAACATCGGGGAGGACACCACCAGTGATGTGGATGAGCTTATCACCATCGGGGAGGTGACATGGCTCACAGCGTGACGGAATGGCTGACCGCACTGCAACAGGTCATGCCACGGGGTAAGGCATGGCCGCGTGATAACGACGCGGATTTAAACCGTTTTTTAAGGGCGCTTGCAGAGCGTTTAACCCGCGTTGAATACGACGCCTCGCGTCTGCATGTGGAGATGCGACCGGAAACCACGCTCCAGTTGCTGCCGGAGTGGGAGCAATATCTGGCGCTGCCGGAATGCGGAATTGCCGCCACCACAACGGAAGCCCGCCGCCGGGCCGTGGTGGAGAAATACCGCCGCAAAGGCGGGCTGGCCACCTGGCAGATTGAAGCCGCTGCGGCGGCGCTGGGATTCACTATTAAGGTGACGGCCGTTCTGCCGCACCACTGCCTGCGTGACTGCATGTACCCGCTACATCCGGCGCGGTATCGCTGGCTGCTGAAAGTGGAAGTCCCGGACAAAGATGCCGGGCGGTTTACCTGTATTGATGACGTCATGACGCCATTAATCAGCGAACGGACCCGCGAGCTGGAATGCCTGCTGAAGCATTACCGGCTGGCGGGCACGGAATATGAATATTATTACACCGGAGAATAATTTATGTTTCATGTGGATAATCCGACGGGTGTGCCAGTGATGCCACCTGTCGCGGCTGAATTAAGCAAAACAACGCTTTATTTCACCGAAGGCGGGAACGGTATTCCGCCCACTTATCCGGGGCCGGACTGGTTTAATATTATTCAGTCTGAATTACTGAAAATTCTCGAAGAAGCCGGAATAACACCGGATAAAGCAGATACCGGTCAGATAATGGCAGCGCTGAAAAAACTGTTTATTACGAACAGTGGTTCAGCTGGTGCCATTGCCGGATTAACCGGTCAGAATAATACGTTCCCGTACTTTACGGGCGAAGACACAATGGCATTAACGCCGCTCAGTGCTTTTGTGCGCGGTATTCTCGGGAAAAACACAGCCGGTGAAATTATCGACGCGCTTTTATTACGTGACACGGTAAATAAAGCTAATAGTGCTGTACCGAATACCCGCAGGGTCAACGGCATGGCTCTGTCTTCGGATATCACCATCAGCAACATCAGCGGCAACGCCGGAACGGCAACCCGACTTCAGACGGCCCGCAGGATTAACAATGTGCTGTTTGATGGCAGCCGCGATATCACGATTTCTGCGGGAATGTCACAAACTGAAGGTGACAACCGTTACCAGCAAAAAAACACGGCGTCAAAAGCCGGTAATGGCTGGTTTAAGGACACGTCCACCGGGGTGATTATTCAGTGGGGGTATCTCGGCAATGCCAGTGCCGGGCTGACGTTTCCGATATCATTTCCGTCAGCATGTACCAGCATCACTATTACCAACGCATACACCCGTGCTGATTACTCTATTTCCCTGAAATCGTTATCAGCAGCAGGTGCGACATTCAACAGCGAGAATAACGGCGTTATGTACTGGACAGCGATAGGGTATTAATGATGACTATTTATTTCAGCCCATCAACAAACGGTTTTTATCATTCTGGCCTTCAGGGTGATTATGAAAATGCGGGAACGTGGCCGAATGATTTACAGGAAATCACGGATGAAGAATATCAGAGACTGTTACAGGGCCAGACTGACGGTTTTATTATTGTATCTGGCGAAAACGGATATCCGGTATTAAAAGAACCCGTAATTAACTGGCAGCAGAAAGCGGAAACGCAACGCCAGCACCTGCTGGCTGAAGCAAGGGAAATCACCTCCGACTGGAAAACCGAGCTGGAGCTGGGCACCATCAGCGACGATGATAAAGCCCGTCTTACGCAGTGGATGGCATATATCAAAGCGGTAAAGGCACTGGATTTAAGCACCGTTACTGACGAAGACTCCTTTTATTCCATCAACTGGCCGGAGCGTCCCGATGCCGCAGCTTAAAGGTGTGATTAAAACGCCCACGGGAGAACCGCTGGGCGGCGCAACCATTACATTGACCTCCCTGCACAACCGCGCAGGGATTCTGAAAAGTGTTTTCAGCCATGTCACCACACAGAACGGGGAATATGACTTCCCCGTTCTGCCGGGTGTGTACAGCGTTCGCCTGACACAAAGCACACAGCGCCTTTCAGAAATCGGTGTCATCCGCGTTTATGAAGATTCAGCGGACGGTTCGTTGAATGATTTTCTGGGTGCAACCGATATTGACCTGCGCCCGGAAGCCCTGAAGAAATTCGAAGAGCTGGCGCAACAGGCGCAGCAAAGCGCAGAAGCCGCAGCGGAAAGCGAGCGACAGGCCGGGCAACATGTCGCTGATGCGCAGAAGATAAAGAAAGACTGTCAGACGCTGGCGGATAACGTACAGCAGAACGCAGAAGCCGTAGCGGCCAGCAAACAGCACGTTGAACAGCTGGCCTCAGAAGTTGAGCTGAACGCCGGGCAGGTGCAGCAGGGCGTGCAGAATGTTACTGATGCGGTAAAAAAGGCGCAGCAGGCAGCAAAGGATTCTGCTGACAGTGCCACAGATTCGAAAAACAGTGCTGACAATGCGGCACTGAGCGAACAGAACGCACAAAAACACGCGCAGAAAGCTGAACAACACGAGCAGCAGACTAAACAATATGCGCAGGATGCAGCGACCGCCGCAGAATCAGCAGAGAACGCCAAAGGCGAAATTGACGAAATTCTGGAAGGTGGCTATCTCAAGATAAAAAACAACTTTCAGGAAATTGTTGATGCTGGCCCGTCAGCACTGGCTCAGGCCCAATGGAATTTACAGATTTCCGGGGTGAAAAATAAACAGGTAATTGCCACCCCTTATACATGGCCATCCAGAACTGAGTATGAACAAAGGGTGCATCTGCCACTCGCCGGGGCTTACGGATTTGGCTACACATTTGAAGACCAAAGCCAGGGGCGAATAAATTTTAATGAGGGCTATACGGCGTCGTGGTGGTCACAGTGGGCGAAACCTGGTCGTTATTACGTCAGCGCCAGTGATAAAGAATACCTCGCACCTGAAGGAGAAAGGTGGGGGATTGTTGATTTGCTGTGGCTTAATGGCAGCGGATATAACGATGCTTCGAAGGTTCTGAAGATACTGGCTTTTTACGACTCAGACGGGCACTTACACATAGGCAAGCGCGTTGGTCAGAGCGACTGGTCAATAAGCTGGCGCAAGCTGGCATCGCTCTCTGATGTCAGGGCCATGCTGTATTCATATATTTATAATAATTACAACAGAGAATGGCGAGACCCGGAACTGGGAGGTTTAATTCTGGCGTCATACCAGGGAACCGCAGACGGCGACACAAATATAAAAGTATCCCGTGGTCAGACTTATCCCGGCTCGCGACTCGCTCCTGTGGCGATAGAATGCCAGTTCACCCCATCCGGCACGTATGCTGCAACACCGCGATTCTACATTACCGGCTGCAAGAGCAAATCACTCCCCGGAACTTATATTTCATTGTCTGGCGCGCCAACAACATACAGCGACCAGGCATTTGTTGCGCTATTCATGAGGATTGTATGATGCAGATTAAAGAAATCACCAGCCCCCGTTATACCGAATCCGGTGCGATTGACTGCGACGTTCTGTTTGAGGAAATGGAAGCCCCTGTTCCCTACACTGCCACGCCGGACGATACAGCGAAAACCGGTCAGCAAATCTGGCAGGAACTGCAAAGCGGAAAATGGGGTGAAATAACCCCGTTTGCCGTCACGCCGGAACTTATCGCAGCGGCGAAGGATGCCAAAAAACGGGAGATTGAGGCATGGCGCACAGAACAGGAGGCGCAGCCATTCACGTTCGAATGGAACGGTCGTACCTGGAATGCTGGTCCCGATTCGATGGCTCGCATTGCGCCCGTGGCAATGGCCGCAAAAGTGGCAGGTGCACGGGCAACGCTGGGGTGGGGGGATGCAGCAAACAGCCTTGTCACCATGACAATGGCGCAGCTTCAGGAGCTGGCAGCAACAATGGCGCAGGCGCAAACCGAGCGCAATACTGTGATTTATCGTCGTCAGCGTGAGATGAAAGAGCAGCTTTCCCTGTTGACCACACTGAACGAAATAAGAGCATTCACACCCGGCGATTAAATAATCATTTTGTATAGTTTATGACGATCGATAACATCATATCGATCGTCGGTTTGCATCATATGTGATTAAATACCCCCAGCCCTCCGGGCGGTCATGTCTGGTTATTACACAGGGGGAATCATGGACTCTGTTCGCTGTAAAAACTGCAATAAATTACTGTTTAAAGGAGGTTTTAAGCATATAGAAATTAAATGCCCTCGCTGTAAACGTTACATTGTCATATCGAATGCCAAAGAGCATCCCACGGAGCTGTATTGTGGGAAAAGAGAAGAAATCACGCATTCTGACAAAACCCTGCGTTATTGAGTATGAAGGTCGTATTGTCGGCTATGGTTCAAAGGAGCTACGTGTTGAAACCATATCCTGCTGGCTGGCCCGCACAATCATTCAGACAAAACACTATTCCCGCCGTTTTGTGAATAACTCCTACCTGCATCTTGGCGTATTCAGCGGACGTGATCTGGTTGGCGTTCTTCAGTGGGGATATGCCCTTAACCCCAACTCAGGGCGTCGGGTCGTGCTTGAAACGGATAACCGGGGCTATATGGAACTGAACCGCATGTGGCTACACGACGACATGCCCCGCAACTCTGAATCACGGGCTATCAGCTACGCGCTGAAAGTTATCAGGTTACTGTATCCGTCAGTTGAGTGGGTTCAGTCTTTTGCAGACGAACGCTGCGGACGTGCTGGCGTGGTATATCAGGCGTCGAATTTTGATTTTATTGGTAGCCATGAAAGCACGTTCTACGAGCTGGACGGCGAGTGGTATCACGAGATAGCGATGAACGCGATTAAGCGCGGAGGGCAACGAGGCGAGTATTTGCGGGCTAATAAGGAGCGGGCCGTGGTACACAAATTTAATCAGTATCGCTACATCAGGTTCCTGAACAAGCGCGCAAAAAAGCGCCTAAACACCAAGCTATTCAGGATTCAGCCATACCCGAAGTGA